AATCTTGCTGTAGGATCTTCATATTTGAATTTTTTAACCAAGGCTTTACGAGCGTCAAGACTTAAATTTTCTATCTTAACATTTACTTCATCTTTAATAATAATTTTACATGATGCCAATGGTAAAGTTCCTTGTATGGTTATCTTTAGTATAATACACTAAATTTGCGTGTTTATCAAGATATTGTTGCATTGTATAATGCACATTCATGTAACCCATATTAACAACAGAATTGAATTTTATTCCAGATTTAACTACGGGTTTCGGTAACTTACTGCTGACAAATACTACTTTAGTATCTTCTGTAATTGGTGCGTTGTATTGGTTATCTTTTACAAAACAATTAAATTCTTTACCATTGTCCGAATCTAATCTAAACATAACACTCATTTGTTCGTTGCTAATACCGCAGTTGTGGAAAAATTCAACTGCTTGCGATAATTTAGTTAACTCGGCGCCGCCCGGGATCACTGCTATAGTAGGTGATAGATTCTTTATAATTGTTGACATTACCGACATCGAGTGGTTGTCTGAGTTTACTAGAAATTTAGAATCTGGGGAAGTTTTTAGAAAATCTCTAGTTATAGAATCAACATCGTTTTCAATGTAGGTGTCAATTTCTTCATCCCATATACTCACACCTCGCAATCTCGCTTCGAACACTGCTTCTAATATACCAGTGGACACTAGTGGTGGACAGTTTCGGTGGCAATTTTTTAACACTGGTTTTCCTTCTTCCATTACTAGAATAGGAAAGTAATTTTCTAAGTTGTCCCGTATTTCTTTTATTTGAGAAATATAATTTTGAAAAGTATTATCTGTATCAAATCCCTCAAGAGAAGATAGAAACATAATAGCCGATTCGGACAAGGGAAATATCCAACATTTTTCTTCTTTATTCCAAACTGCAAAAGTGTTTGAATCTTCTTTATACTTTCTAATACTTGCTACTAGTCCTTCATTGAAAGGAAATACCGCACGGATATTTTGACCATAGGTATCGTCTGGGGTAATTGAAAGTTTCTTTTCGTTGTTTAGTTTACGAATAGATAATTTATAAATTGGATTTTCTAGGAAGGGAGTAACATCTTTACAAATAGTGTTTGTTAATGCGTTGCTATGTCGCTTGAGTATCTTAACTGCTAGAGCACCCTGCTTTTCTGTTAGGCCAGATCCCCTAGTAATTTGGTCGTAGAAACTGCTTATCAATTTTGAATCCCACTGATTAAGTGGAATCCTTGATAAAATTAAAGAAATAATGAGATCTTCAATATGCATGATTAATTATAACATCAGATAGAAATATCTTCAAGACCTGCTGCCCTTAATTTAATGATGTTGCTTAACTGCCATTGTTTGATATCAAGACCTTTGATAATTCCAAGCCATTGATTTCGCAACATAGCAAACTCGTTGATGATCTTTTCCATATCAACAACATCGGCTTCACCATCTACATATTTTTCAACATCTCTAGAGCTTAACGCTCGCTGATAGCTTTCCAAATATTTCTTAAAGGCTTTGGATCTAGTTCTTCTCAATTCGATATTGAGATATTCAAGGATAGCTTCAATTTCCTGAAGCTGATTAAATCTTTGTTCTACAATACCCGGAAGTGAAGCAGAAGCCTTTTCAACACTTCCGTGTATCTTGACTTCTGCTCTTGCACTTTCGATTTCGTTGTAGTAGTGATCTAAACAACTAGGAAGGTGTGCTATGTCCTTTGAGACTTTAGCATACCAAGACATAGATTACTCCTCGTCTTTGTTTTGATCCCAACCATCTTCGTCGTACTCGTCGGCATCATCTTCGACCTCATCTTGAATAGCTAGGTTAATAGCGTCATCAAGGTTAGGATCATACCCTAGCAGACCTTTTAAAGTCTCAGGATCAACATCTTTACCTAGTAGCATATCGATGTAATGACTTGCCGCAGTTTCTTTATTTTTATCTGGAATATACTCTCGAAATATATCCCAAACTTCAACGATTAAATCTTCATCCATTTTATTCTTCCTCAATTTCTTCAATTAGAGTAGATGTAGTTACTACTGCACTGGCATCCCATTCTGCCATGATCTTCATTAATTTATCTTCTGTCCAGCCTTTTCTAAATTCAGCGATAATCTCACCGGTTCCTTTGCTGGTATAAGCAAGTTTATTGCCTACTTTAGATAATACACCCATCTTCTCAAACATGTCAAGCAGTCCAGAGGTAGGACTCATGCCTGTTGAATAAGGGATTTCAACTTGAACACTTTCAAACGGTTTGGCATATCGTGTCTTCATAATTTTACATGCAGAACGAATTCCTAGAACCGAAGTTACTTTGTTGCCATCAGCATCAATTTTAAGTTTCAACTTCTTCATGGCAACGACAATTGATGATGCATATATGAAGCCTTGGCCGCCACTAATTTTGTCATCAGGATCAAACATGTCTTGACTTGCGTATGTATGATTGGTACAAACTAGTCCAACATTCCAAGAACCAAACATATTGACACAGTTACGAACAAGACTTGTAAGTGCTTTGGGCTTGCGGCCCATATCACCTTTCATCTCGCCTGCTTCAAACTGATTTACATCAGTCGGAGTTAGTAACATGCCTAAACTATCAATTACGAACAAAACTTTTGGACGATCTTCTTCGGCCATTAGTTTATACTCTTTCATAAACTCACTGATAGTTTTGGCCACATCATCGATCATAGCCATGTTAAGTTTAAGAAGTTTTTGCTCACTGGTATCAACATCCAAAGCATGTAACCATGCTTCATCTAGAGCATTTTCACTGTCAACTAGGATAACATAAATTCCCTGTTCCTGTGCGTGACGGATGATGTTTCCAGCGCAGACATATGATTTGCCTGCACCGGATTCTCCGGCAAACACCGTTACCTTACCAAGCGGAACTCCTTTGAAGAAGTCTCCGCTGATAAGGTAATTTAGGGCATAGTTACCTGTTGATATCCAGTCTGTAGGATCGTTAAATCCAACACCTAGGCCATCGATCGACTTGGTGATGGATTTACGAAACTTTGAAATATCAAAGGCTTTTCCCATTCTCTATCCCCTTATTACTTGTTACGATTGCGAATCATCGCAATGATGTCGGCAGCACGACTGCCTGCGTCACCATTTGCTGGGGTAGATTCTGCTGGTGCAGGAGCCGGATCAGCATCAAACGGAGCATCATTGTCTGCAGGAGCAGATGCTTGTGGTGCCGGAGTTGCCTTTGGCGCAGGTGCGCTTGCCGGTGTGTTTGATGAACTATTGCCACTATTAAAGCCTGCTGGCTTAAAATATTGACCCCACCGGGCTCCGTCATATGCTTCTCCGTCAACGGATGCCGCAAACATTTCAGCTATAACTTTGATTTCAACTGGACCTGGCTTCTTGGGCAAGAAGTCACCTAGGCTGTATAGCCCGTGCTGTGCAATAGCCGCATTTTCTGCTTCGCTCAAGGCACGCTCTCGACGAGCCCATGTGCTGGTAGAATAGTCAGCATAGCCACCTTTAGATGTCTTAGTGATTTTGAAGTCTAGCCCGCGAACATAGTCGGTTGGCAATTCTTCAATTTCTGCGTCCATCAAAGCATTCTTAACGATGTTAAAAATTTGGCTACCAATGATAAATCTACGGATTGGATTTTCCGGAGTCTTATCTTCTTGTAGTTTGCTGTCAACAACAAACCCTTGGAACAAGTAAGACTTCTTTTTCCAATACTTACGACCCATTTCTTCGAGACTCTTATCCTTAAACCAAGGACGGACTTCTGTTAGAACTGGACAAGTTTCGCCCCACATTTCCATACATGGAACTTGTACCTGTGTTGGTTTACTGTTTGTTTCACCTTTAATACCGGCGAATGGCAATCGAATCATTGCTCGTTCAATCCAGAAAAAAGTATTTTTAGAATCACCATCTGGTAGGAAACGAATTGAAGTATTCGAGCCTTCCGGCATGTTCCAATGGGGATAAATTGCGTTGTCTCCACCAGTTGCGCCGCCGGTGTTGTTTTGAGATGATGCTTGAAGTTTTGCGCGAATTTCTGCTAAAGTGGCCATAATGATTTCTCCTTGTTTAATATGCCTCTTCTTTAAAGCCAACTGACTAAAAAGAAAAATGTGTGCATACGGTTAAGTATACACTAAACTATTTATACATGCAACCTAAAAGATTGCAATAATATGGTTTATTTTGCCAAACCAGCTAATTTTAAAATACTTTCCATTTCTGCGTTTTCTGCTCTAGGAACACCACCTTTGGTTAGATAGTCGGCACGATCTTTGTAACTTCTACGCTCTACATCTTTATCGTGCGGTGCAAGTTCTTTTTTCTTTTGCGGATCAGTTATATGTTTTGATGGATGCCAATTATCTTCTTCTTTATCTTCTTTTTCTTTAGCAAAATAGTCTTGCACATTACTACCTAACTCTGCCCCGGCCATTGCTCCGCTTGGTGTTTTAGTTAATAATGCCCCGCCTACTCCGCCTACTACAGCCCCACCTATACCTTCTACTCGACCTTTAATGCTTTGAACAAGTTCTTTTAATCTTGCTAATCCATCATCGCCTACATTGCCATGCTTTTGATGCCATTCGGTTGTAAGTTTTTCAATAAACTGTCCTGCAATACCTTCAGCAAATTCACCTGCTTTGTCACCAAATTTTTCTGTAACTTGTTTTTTGCAGTCAAGTGCGATGTTTTCTGTACCACGAAATGGTCCAACAGTTGGATTGTCTGCGTTATAAAAACTCTTAACAATCTTGGCAACTTCTTTGACAATGCCTTCGCGGGTTGGCATTGCCCCAGTCTGTTCTTCATCTTCGGCAGTTGGTTGTTCTGCACCCGCTTCTGGAGCGGCTGGTTCTTCAGCTGGGGGTTCTTCAGCGCCAGCTTCTGGTTCTGCTTCTCCACTCATACCTAATGCCACAGTTAGTTCGGGATAGTTATCGTCTGCCCATAATTTAAATACTTCTAGTGGAGCTGTTTCTGGATCTACTTCTGCGGCCGCCTTAAATTTATCTTCAAGGTCGGGGTCAGTCAATCCAAAGTTATTAAAAAATTGCCATGCTATTTGACCATCTGGACCTAATTTTAATTCTTTTGTATCTGTGATTGCTTGTTTCAGTTCTTCAATTTCGTCGTCTGCTAGTTTGCCTTGCTCTGTTGCATCTGCCCATTCTTCAAAATATTCAATCGACTCTGCTGGGGATTTTGCCATCTTTTCAGTTTCGCGGCGGGCTTTATCGCTTAGGTTAGTAACTTTGCCGCGTCCGTCTTTCTTTTCAGCTTTCTTCCATTCGCCCTTTTCCATCCAGCTTGTAACATTTCCGTCTTTGTCTTTAGTTTCTGTACGGTCTTCGTCCATGTCGTCCCAACGCTTGTCGTCAGCATCTTGATCTTGATCTTCCGGCTTGTCGGCACTACCTTCACCTACATAGTCTTCTAATTCTATTGTATTTGTTTCTTGCATGATACTATGTATCAATGGAAAATAATTTGCAAGTTCTTCTTTAAAATTAGACTGTGTAAATTTTTGTTTGTATGTTTCAAGAGTTACTGGATCTAGTTCACCTAACATTGGTGCTTCAGTTTCATTAACATCGGCCGCCCATGATTCATAATGATGGCGCTTACCCAATGCTTCAATTTTCGCTTTTAATTCCTGTAGTCGGCCTACGGCCCTTTCTGTTATTCCCATAGCATCGTCGTGTAAACTTGTATGCTGTACCTGTCTTTGGAATTCTTGTAATTGAGCAATTTGCTCACTCATTCTAATGATTGCCTTGCCCGCCGGATCGTGTGGTACACCGCCGTGGTCCACATGTTGTGCCATAGCAAATGCGCCTGCCGGATGTATGAACGGATACTTATAACGCTCACCGTCTCTATTTTGAATAAAAATTGCCTTGATATTTTTTCGTTGACTTCTACTACCTGCATATTCTTCATCGACTGCGTGAGCGTGACGAACAATAACTTCTGTTGCGCCACGAACAGCACGACTAGTTTTCTTAGTACTTTTTTGATTCCATTTGGATTCGTTGGTTGTCGCTGGCATGTTTAATTCCTTGGGAGCTTGTGTTTTGGCCAAGTGTTGAAAATCGTTTTTATCAAGATTTGTTTTAGCAATATCTCGCGTGTCAAATCTTAGCAATCTACGCATAGAAAAGAAACGCATTTCTTTAAGGAACTTGTACCATTCCTGTTTTGCAAGGTCGTCTTGATTTTCTGTTATACCTTGGCTATAGTATACTTTTAGACTACCTAATTCGTTTAAGCTAATACTTACCCGCCCTAAGTTATTGCCCTCAATAACAAAATCAAAATCAAAAAACCTTGCTTCTGCGGAGTCAATAGTTACTGCACCTGTTTCGTCGCCCATTTCTAACTTAGAGAAACGACTGCGAACTTTGTCAAACAGGTCTTGGCTGATTATTTGAATAGCTTTCATAATGTTATTTATTAAAAAGAGTTGACATATATTGGCATGGGCATGATCCACTCATCTTCGCGTTCTTCACGCATTTTGTCATAAATTGCCGGATCCCAATCCTGTAGAACCATCATCATGCGTACTGCGAGTAACATACTGCTAACTAGGTCGTCGTGTGATCCTACTTTTCCTTCAAATCCCAGCCCTTTTGCAACATAAGTTTTTAACTCACTTACTAAGGGTTTACTATTAATTTTTAAGCGGTTACTTTCAATTAGATGTTTTAGTTTAGCACATACACTAAGTTTACTGCCGTGTGTTGTATAAAATCCCTTACGGTATCTGCGTACGTGTCCCTTGCGTATTGGTTCACTTAGGAATAATCCCGGAATACTTTCTTCCCCAATCTCATTAATTGCAACCAAGGCAGCTTCACCAACGCTGTTATTTTCTACACTATAATAAAGGCTAAGTGTTACGCCTTTTTTGTTAAATTCTTGATTTATAAAGGTACATATATCTCGCAAGATTCTAACCTGCCCTTGTATCGGAGTTAAATTATGTTGCCATTCACCCACCTGTTCTAAACTAGGTAATTCTACAATTTGAATTGCGGCCGGATCACTACCTGTTCCTAGGCTAGGATCAAGTGAAATTAGATAAGTGTTTTTAGGATTAATTTTCTTGTACCAGCGACACTGCCCCATTTTTATAATAGGGTCAATTCCGGACATGCCTGCTAGCTTAATACTATTAATTAAAGTTTCATCAAATACTAAGAACTCACAATTTTTAACAAGGATATCATTAGCATAAAATCTATGATTTTTTTCAACATCAAATAGATCATATACAGGTTCTTTGTTAGATAATTTTACAGACACTACTTTCTCAATACCACTTGCAACTTGAATTCGTATACCAGGAAACAGTTTTTGTGCTTCAATTGGGTAGAATTTATTATCAAAAAAGTTGTGGTCAGGAGTGCAGGTTATTTCCTTGGTTTCTGTTTTTACCTTCAGCGTTTTTTGTAGGCCTTTATCTAATAGCCCCTCAAAATTACTCCATCCGGTGTCAGTAAGGACTTGTAATCCTAATTTATTTTTTAGCAATTCTTCCACGACTAAATCCTTCAGGTTGATTACCTTCTTTAAATTGGCGGGTTACCTCGCCATTGTTATACCATAACATTCCTCGTTTTGCAGGCAGTAATCGAGGCAACCTACCTTTGATATATCCATCTGGACAATTCAGTGCGTATGTTTCTACTACTCCGTTATTGAACCAGGTTTTTCCTTTAGCAGATCCTATTATGCCTTTTTTAGCATCACTTATTTTTTTATTTCTTGCAGGATCTTTAGTATAATCATAATATCCTTCGGCAGATCTAATTTTGATTTGTTTTTCTCTTTCTTCTTCAGACCATCCTGTGCCTTTCTTTCGTCCGCCAACACCTGGTCTTTTCACACCTCTGTTAGGGGCAGGTTTTCCATACATAGGATTTTTATCTCCTAAACGCATTTTAGATAGTTTCTCCTTGGCTTCTGTAGTATGCCTGTGGCCACCAGGATTAGAATTTTTCAATATTTCATAAATTCTTTCTTCGTCCTTCATGATACCAGATAGACTTAACCATGCTACTCTATCCTGCCATCGGCCGTATTTTTCATATAGTTCTTTATGAGCAATGGCATGCTCCTCTATACTCAATTCAACTAAATTCGAAATGTCGTTAGAACCGCCTGCGTGTCGAGGTATTATATGGTGCTTATGTAATTTCATAATATTATTTATCATTTCGTCAAATATTATGAACTCATCAATAATTGTTTTAGTTCTATAATTGATATTTGTTCTATTTTTCCATCGGGCCATTTAACAGATATAATGGAATTTCCAGTCACACAGTCGTGTTCTCGGCGGAACCGCTCTTCACCAATTCGAGACATTTCTTCAGCAGCCCACTTGTCATCACGATCGGGGTGCTCTCTCCAATTTGCTCTAAAAGGAAAGAATCCGTTCTTTCCTAATGTAGTTTCGTTACCATGGTCGTCAAATCTTAAATTGGCTTCTTTCCAAATTGTAGCAAATTGATCTTCGTCGTTATTTGGTGTACTAGTAATAATCGCCTTACCACCAGTTGCTAGTGTAGGTGATATCGAAGTCCAGAATTCTGTGGCGATGTTAGGTTCAACGAACGCAAACTCGTCAGCGTATAGTAGTGATAGTGACATACCACGACCGGTTGTTTCTGTAGTTGTATGCGCTACAATCCTCGATCCATTATCAAACTCTATACTTTGTTTATTGTAACTTGTAACACCACACCGAATATGGTCGTCGCATAGTTCGTATGCATAGCGTATGCGTTGCATAATTTCCTGTGCACCTGTGTACTTGTGCGCGGCAACAAGAATAGTTGAATCTGGAATAAACATTGCGTACCACAACAAATATCCTGCGGCCGTTGTCGTTTTACCTGTTTGACGAGGAAGTAAATTTACATTAAATCTATGTCCGTGATAACTGTCTACGAGTCGTCGTTGGTAATCGTAAGATTGATACTGTAACTTTCCTCGTGTGGGATGCTGTATGTAAAAAAAGTGGTCAAGGAAGTAATGAGGCCCGGTTTCTCGGTCCTGACATTGCATCAACTCTTCGATATGCTGTTCGGTAAATCGTTGAGTTTGATGAGCTGTTTTTACCAGCTTATTGTCGATATTTTTTGATCCCATGATTGTATTTAATGAAAAAAATAGCCTCCGAAGAGGCTATTTGGATTACATCCTAAGGTGTTATTTTAAACCAGCTAACTTAATAATATCAGCTGTGCTTTCGTCTACTTTTTCATCGCTCATTCCTACTTCTGCTTTACGTCTAGCCAACCCTGCTAACCTACGCATTTCGGATAATTTGGTATTACCAGCCGATTCTCCCCATCCAAAGTTTGCACTAAGATTATCAATATAGGCAAACAACTTAGGATTGCCTGATTGTAATGATTCAATCATTATTTCACGGAACTCTGTATCATAATCGAGCAATGCATTAACTAAATCTTTTTCTGTAGCACTTCCTGATGAAAGTTTTTGTAAATGCGCTTTCATTGCCGGAACATCCATTGTGTATCTAACATCGTCTGGATCAGCGTCTGGCTCATTAGCTGTTTCTGACCATAGGAGAATTCCATCTTTTAAAAATGCTACCATAGCATTAACAGCTTTTGGATTTGCCGGGGCAGTATCTTCTTCTTCTGATTCACCGATAAAAGACTTATATTCTTTCATTAGAGATTCGAATGTAGCAGTGGGTAAGTTACTTTGGCGCTTTTCGCCATTGCTAGTTTGGCCTGCGCCTGGTTGATTTTCGTGGTGTGCGTATTCGTCTGCGTCGGCAGCAGGAACATTGTTTGGATCAGCTGGACTGTTGTCATATTGACCTTCGTCAGTTTCTTCCTCATCGTCGTCTCCGACCTCATCATCACCTTGGAAAGCACCCAAGTCGTTACCTTCTTCATCATCTGGATGCAGTTTGTCAATAACTGATCGCATATCATCGGCTGCACTTGGCAGTGGTTCAGCAATTGCAGGGCCAACAGCGGCAATTGGTTCTGGTGTTAGTTTCATTAGCTCTGGCTCAACACCTAAGTGTTCATCGCCGACTTTTTGCATACCAGCTAATTGCATAATGTCTCGCAACATACCGGTTAATTCAGAACCGCTGTCGGCAGTCATATTGATGGAAGCAGGAGTATGTTGCCCTCCCATTCCCATTCCCGGCATTGGCATCATACCACATTCTTCAATAGCTGTACGTTCTTTAACTATATTTGGATTCTTAGAATCCAATTCTGCTAGTCGCTTCATTACATCGATCATTTGCATAATATTATTTCCTTAGGTCTTGTCCCTGAAACTTTAAAAGGCTTGTCTGCTTTTCATCATTATCAGTATTAAATTTTGCAGTTGCCGCTGAGGGAATTTGCTCGCCGCGGGCTTTGCGTTCTAGTTTTAATAAGTCATTTAATTCTTTTACGAAACCACTATTATACTTAGTGCCGTAAAAGTCTTCAAACTTAGCGTTCTCGGCTTCTTTATAGTCGGGATCGTTTAATAGAGCGCCCTCTCTTTTTGGTTCTTGATTTTGATATTCTTCAGAAGGTTCATTAGGGCGGCGTACAACCAGTCGTTGTTTGCTAACCTCTAACCCACTGGTTAAGTATTCTGTTAGTTCTTGTTGTGTAGTAGGATAGTCTAAAGTAACTTCGTAAATTTTAACTTCACAATTTTTTATTTGAGGAAAATCTAAAGGAGTAGATTGAATTGGAGTAACGCCAATCTTTTTAAACCCACTAACTTGATATCGCTCAAGCATGGTCTTTAACTTTGCCTCTTGTTCCGCTGTAAAATCGCCCGCAACCTTAACGCGAAACTCGTGTTTTCTTAATTGTTGGCCTTCTTGAAGATGTTCTTTAAAGTTTTTCATAGTGTATTATTTATTCATATTCTTAAGTTTTTCTAGGATACTATTACGGTCTGTGAGTATATATCCCTCCCCACTAATAGATTCTGGGTCAGATCCGTTCTTCTTGTCTATAGCTAGTTTCTTTAACTGTAGATCAACCATCTTTAATTTCTTGTCAATTTTGTTGGTTTTAGCTTGAATTGCGGCATTCATCATCTGTGCAGCCACTTCAAACATACGGGTACCGTATCTAGCTTCAACATTCATTCCTAAATCCATTAGATCATCGTATGCCTGTTCAGCTTTGGCAGCTAGAGCATCTAGTTCTCCATCGGCCATGTCTCCTAGACCTTTTACTTTGGGTAATGCCGCCGCAATTTTATCAAATTCTTCAAGTCTTTCTTGAAGGTCAATTACAGCTGGTCGAGGCGGTGTTTCTGTAGTAGGTTCTATTACAGGCTCTGAGGGTATGTTAAACACTTCTTCTAATTTTTTAGTCATAGTTTAATACTTATCGCTTTTTACCGGTATTGGAAAAAATATCGTGTTCGTTTATTATTCGAAAATTGATACCCTGCATTCTACACCATTTGTTTGCCGCATCCCATTTAGCCATGTTCTTAACATACTGCGCTTGATTGTAAGGATTTTTACCAACTTTTTCTAATATTTGTTGATTAGCAGGTTTTATCTCTACTATCTCTACATGGGCTTTTTGATTGCGGTCTGTATATTTAATTAAGAAATCGGGAACATATACAGTTTGTTTACCAGTTAAGGGATCTCTATATGGAATTTTTACGGGCTCACTTGCCCATTGATTTATGGCAGGGTTGTTATCGCAGAACATCATAAATGTATGTTCCCATCCACTGCGGTATATAGGACTTTTAGTGCCCATATACTTTTCTGTATTTTTAATTTTATATACGCCTTTGGCGAATTTTAGACTCATGGTAACACATTTCTACTAACCGGGAGGAATGAAGTTGGATCTAATTTAGATCCAATGTAACTACTTTTAAATCTATTATAATTTAAAATCTGTATTACTACCTCATTTAATTCTAAGTTACCTAATCCCTTAAGAGTTCCTAATACTTCTAAAGGATTATATCCGTCTTGTTTTGCCTGTCTTATAACTGTTACTGAGATTGTTTCCGCGGCGGCTTTTTCAAACCCGTGTCCTTCAAAAAAACCTTTTAACAAATTAAATGTATTAGTTTCTAATTCTAACGGAGGTGTATACGCATTATCATAGGCCTGCGCCGCCAAATTTGAAGATCGCCCTGCTGGTAAATTAGTATACATATTATTTCTTCAACACTATTCTAACTGGACCGGCATTAATAACACCGGTACCATGCAATCCGCCTTTACCAAACCATACACTTATGCCGCCAAGTAAGCTAGGTTTTCGATAACTGCTAAGTCCAAATGATCCCGATCCGATGGGTCTCGGTACTGGATAGTACGGATTATTCCGGGGTACCGGACTCCTACTCTGCATAGGAGCAGGATATGACGGTGTTGCTTTGGCGGCAATCTTGGCTAGCTGACTAAGGTTTGGACCAGTCGGTGACGGATAACTTGGTATTGGTTCGGGCGAGGGGGTCGACTTTGGTCCAAATACGCTTCCAATAGTTGGGGCATTATTCTGATTTCCTTGTCCAATGCTACCTGGAATATTATCGTAATATAATGCTTTGTACGAATTTGCCGTGTCATCATTGACAATTTCGCCTTGATAGTATGCTACATTATCATACGCTACAGACATCTTATTCTGCATCGTTTTTGTATCCTCTCCTTGGTTTAATACATCGTGATCCCAAGAAGTAATTAAAGGATTGGCAATACTTATTTGAGTAAACTTACCTTGATGCAATACAAATATATCAATTTTATCAAAGAATGGAACAGTTTCGTGATTATTTAACCCGTATTCTGCGGCGTCCATGTTATATTTGTTATCGCCAAACTCCCCACCAAAGTTGCCCCGACTGGTATATCCGCTATCTGCGTAATAATATTTGTAATAATTCTTCCAGAGGCCGTTTGTTATTTCACTGTTATCGTCATGGAACTCAAAATTAATAGGTTCATAACTTATCTTAGTCTGTATGTTTGTTTTTCTATTATACTGATTTAATGTTTCGGTTGTTATTTTAAATTTTGGAAGATCAACTTTCTTAACTAACATGCCGATATCTTTATAATATCTTTCAGTCCATTGTTTGTCTTTTACTGTGCTTGGGTTAATGGTAAAAGACACATAGTACATGAACCCAAATTTAGGAGCCCGTGCAAGTCTCTCAGTTAGGTATAGCCCAGTTGCGTGTGCATAGTTTTTATACCCGCCATTACTAGATAGGAATTTATAGAAAGGATCACTCATAATATTATTTATGTCATAAAAAAAGCCCGGATAACCGAGCTTTCTTTTGTTAGTGTTGGGTTAACTACCGATTGCTGTAGTACCAACTGTTCTACCAACTGGAATACCAATACCAACTAATCCACCGTTAATACCGACAGTCTGTAGTGCGTTGTCATAACAAATAGTTAATTCAATATTCATTGCTTCTGTACTCTTACTGTAATCACCGCCATCATATGATAGGGATTTAATCCAACATCCTTGCAATTCAAATGTTTCTAATGCTATTGGTTCGTATGCTCCATTACCACCATCTAAAATTTCAATGTATGTTGTAAACTTGTAATCTAAACCAGATGCGGCACTTGCTTGTTCAAAAAAGTCAAACTGTTTCTGCATTTGTTCAGCAACCTTATTAGTTACAAGGTTGGTCATATCGTCGCGTAACTTTAGTTTGATATCGTCAAACTTTGGCTTACCTGCGAGTTTTACAACACTGTTATAAACATCTAATTTAATTTCCTCAAAAATTGGCTTTGGACGCTCCACTGTTGCGACCTGCTTGGTTAGTTCTGTAGCAGGAGCACCACCGACACCAAAGTTAACTAATACTACTCTAAAGCGGTATGGTAACTTAGGCATTAATAAGCCTTGGTTAGCGGCGCTTTGGTCCGTAGATAACGGAACTGAAAATCTTGATAAACTTGCGATTGGCATTTGATGCTCCTCTTAATTTGATAGTGCGGCAATAGCACCGGTGTTCAGAATACGCAACGGAATATAGATAAACTCCACGGCCTTAACTGGCTCAATGGCGATATCAACCCATAATTCACTGCGGTCTATTCTTGCTGGTGTGTTATTACTTTTATCACACACTACCAAGAAGTCGTATAATGCTCGTTGCCCCACTAACTCAGTTAGCAATGCATCAACAGAGCTTTTAACTTCAATACGGGTTTGTGAATCGTTTGGTTCAAACAAGAACGGTTTAGCTAAAATTGATAGCTGTCTGCGTAGATGTGCAATTAAACGACTAACATTGATTCGGTCTAATGCACTGGCATTTTGTGCCCGAGTGTATTGGCCCATGTTTACAAGTCCAACTCCGGGAAGTGTTGCGATTGGATTAATCTTAACACCTGCCATTACATCTCGTAAACCTTGATGTAGGCTAGCTGTTTTAAACTCGCCGCTTTCTGCGTCAACATAACCGACGCTACTTGCATTGTCAATAGTACCACGGCGTGTGCCAGCTGGTGCAAACCATAGATATGCTTTGTTATCATTGTTAAGAATGGTCCTAATCATCATGTGACTTGGGGGGACAACAATTGCATTTCCTAAGTTGTCGTTTGTATAACCACTTGGGTAGAACATTGATAAGTTTACATCATATGTAACTGCCGCTGTGTCATTGTTGTCAGCCGCTAATACTGTATTGTTACCGTACTCGCTTAGAGCGGTGCCTGTTGCAGGCAGTCTAAATGGTGTATCAGCAACAATGTGTGCAGTTTGACCAATGTCTACATTGAACTCAACCATGTTTTGCATTAGTTCGGAATAACCCGGACATGCGATCAAGTTAAAAACTAATGTGTCTGTATCACGGATTGCTTGGTTACTTGTAACTTCAGCTTTTAGTGCCTTAACCACAACACTTCGTTGTGCTTGACGACCAAACTGGCCAGCACCATCTACAGCATTTGGACTTGCTGTTACCCAACGATCGGCAAAGTAACCTGCCATTGATTCGTCTCCAAATCTTTCGTTAAGTTCAGTAGTATTGATATATCCTTTATGATATTTCTTAATGTTGTTACCACTACGGCGTGTGTTAAACAACCGCACACCTCGCGGATATAGTCTTGGATTTGGAGCATCAGGATCAACATAGTCACTTGATAGTAATTCTACGATTGTATCTGCATCTTCCTTATCACCACCATCTGCCCAGCGAGCATCGTTAAATACCCACCCATCTGGAGAATCGCTGTCTGTTACATCTTGTAGCACATATTGACTACCATCGTAAACATAAATGCTTCTACCATACTGATCTGGGTTATCTGTATCGATCCAAATATCACCAAATGCAAGAGCGGTTAATCCGTCTTGCTGTGTAGTTGGCATGCTTGCACTAACCATAGGACCTAATGGATCACTGTCTGGGAAAGCATTTAAGTAGCCTTGCCAGATTGTTCCGTTATTGTACATAATGTCAACATCTAGTTCGGAACTATACCATACTTGCCCATCATCAGGAGCAGTTGTTGGTGCTGTGCTTTGTGATTCGTAAACTAATGGCTTCCAATTTGTTACCAAGAATTCAAAATTACCGTCATAGCACTTGTATAGGTTTGCAACCTCACCTGCGCTCGGTGCTCCAAATACATCAGTAAATGGCTGATTTGTGGTTTGATTTACTTGTATATCTCCACCTAGTGCATGGGTAATTGTAATTCTACTTTGAGCACTATCCCAAGTTGCTAGTACATTGGTAAATCCTGCACCTTGAATACCTTCTGCAATCTTCTGTCCCATTGGAACGGTGCCGGCCCCGCTTGTTAATTCTACGGTGATTTCGTTCCAGCCGCCACCTTTTAGTGTTTCTCTCATTACAAAGGCCGCAACTCCACTGGACATATTGCTAGATGATGCTGTTATTGATGTCGCACCCCCCTTGTAACGGATCCATGGTTGGAGAATTGCTTTATCTTCTTGTGTGGGATCAAACTCAACAAATACTGAACCCAATGGAATAGCTTTGCCGCCAGTATCATCTAATGCGTCAATTGCCGCGTCTGTACTGTGATATAATGGAGCACTTACTGTATTCCAAGATCTTGTTGCGGCGCTGTAGACTTTAACATCCCAGTTTGATCCGCGACTTGGCGAAGTTGTCTTAATCCAAACACTGCCGTTACCGACTGCTGAAAAATCTGGATAATCATAGTGGGGACTTAGTGCAACGGTTTTACCACTGTCGAATCCATCGCTAACTGGTACCCAACCAGTAGCCGATCTGTAAAAAACTTGATTTGGCTCATCACCAACATCACCGTTTCCGTTATCACTGATTAGTAACACAGCATATTGTCCAACTCCGCCTACCGTAGCCTTTGGGAGGTGATTATCTAAATCGTAATCGTTGTCAACATTTGTGTTATCGATGATAATTGGATCTGCAACAACAGTAAACTTACTTGTCGAAGTGTTCCACTCATTAATACCAAATGCAGAATTTTCTGGATTAATCCAGTATGTTCCGTTTACAGGTGTTCCTCCAGGAACGCTACCATCGGCTACTAATTGCGAAGTGTCTACATCAGCACGAATAATGTATGCCTTAGAGCTTACACCTAGTGCGCTGTAGGCCGCTTGTAGACCGTATTCATTTAGCTCTCCAGCATGTACGGGATTACCTTCTGCGTCAGTCTCAAAGTAAGGAGTACCAAATGTGTCAGTTAAATCTCGCTGACTTGTGATTACCCAAACTTTGCCAGCGTTAGCCGCTGTCGTACCTTGTGCTGTGCCTGAGCCAGCACCGTTTGCTTTGTCTTCTGCCGTAGCAACGAAGAACATTGGAACAGTTCCGGCGCCTGCGGGTGTATAGAAACTCTCATCTATAACACTAACTGAAACGCCTGGTGATTGTAATGTTGCCATATCTTTTAACTCCTTAGTGGATTTACTTTGTTATATTTAGTCATTGATGGTAAAAACCAGGCGGTAAATACACTAGGAAAAGGGCACAAAAAGGGCACCACAATGAGAAAACTATGTAAAAAGTGTCAGGAACGACCAGTCGCAATTAATTACTATAAGGAAGGCAACCCCTTCTATAGATCAGTGTGCGATCAATGTTCGAGAGGGCACGAGAGAGGAGTATCGCTATGGCAACGACAGGGTTACAAAAAGAAAACAGTATGTGATAAGTGTGGTTTTAAATCAACACAGCTAGATGTTTTCAATGTCTTTTTTGTAGATGGCAACCTAACCAATTGTAGATTTACTAACCTAAAAACAGTCTGTGCTAATTGCCAGCGTGTCCTTCAGCAAGAAGGAGTTAAGTGGAAGCAGGGAGATTTGCGTCCTGATTTTTAAATTAGGTCCAACGCTACACTGACTTCGAGCGGTAGTTGATTATTGGGTAATAGATTCTGTAGTTGTGAAAACAACTCGTCGATAGTACTGTCATTAGAAATAATAGTATCAATGTTGCCACCTACCCAGGCAGTTTCGCTAGCGTGTATGTTAAGTTTTTCTAACTGAAGTCGCCCAGTGGCCCACCCCATATTGCAGTTAGGGCCTTTATTGTAATCTAGTGCGGATTGGTACCAGTCAGGTTCAGGACCTCGCCTGATCCTTACTACCTGTCCGCCAGCATTGTGTATGGCTTTTATTTCATTTGGAAAACGGACATCGCTAATAACGATATCGTCTTTGGTTTTTCTAACTCTGTTTTCTAAACTAGCAATCCAAGTATCGTCGTGGAATCCTTGGCGACAAACTTCTGTTCCCCAGTATTGTAGCACCCATCGTGGAGTAAGTGTAGGGAATCCTAGTCGCTCTGCCCACCAAGTGTCAACTTCTTCTCGCCACGCTCTAGCTTCTTTTGTACGACCTTCGAGTAATTCTCTATCCCAACCAAATACTGCGGCTACGGCATCTTTAAGAGTATTGGCAAAAGAGTCTCGGCGAAAGCCGTGGAAGTTAACCAAATAGTCAGCGGCAGTGTCTTTACCTGAACCAATAAAACCAACGAATCCAATAATCATAGTATCTCCTGGGATACTATAATATACTATAATTGACTATAATTGTCAATATATTTTTGTTTAAAATGGACAACTTTTAGGTCCGGGTCGGTGGGTGAGTCAGCATTCGTTTGATATTCTGGATAAGGGTCTGGAAACATATCATGCACATTTTCTACTTTAAAGTCCAATAGCTCTGGCAATGCCATTAATTGAGCTAGCACCGTTGAATGAACTGATAGAAAAATGTCAGCATCGGCGGTTATGTAATTTTTAATATTTTTAAAAAATTCTCTGTGGGCTTCAAACTCTATATCAAAGGTAGTGCGTACATACAGTTGAATATGATCTTTTGATAGTCGCTCCTCAGAGAATCTATCAAGTATTGTATGATCCACTCCTGCAGAATTGGGAGGATTTCCCACTACTAGATCCCATTTTTTATTCTGGGGAATGTTAGAGATAACAGGTGTTGTATATGCGGTTATTTGATCTGCGAGCCCAAGCTCTTCTGCATTTTTTAAACACCATTTTTCAGATCCGGGATGCAGATCTGAAAATGACAGCGTTTTACATATTCCTGCGGTTATCAGTTCAAACCCTATCTCACCGTGACCCGCACACCATTCAAATGCATTTTCATATCGTTTATTTCGTAATATTTTTAAAAAATATTTTTTATGAACCTGGCCGCCGCCGCACAGCCATGTAGGAAATGTTATTTTACTGCCAGATATTAATGTGGCAGTTCTTATTGCGCGGCTGTCTTGATTCAGCCCTTCTTCATCTTCGATATCATTCACGATTAACCAGTGACCCAGGTCAGGGGCGTTCCGCCATCTTTGTAAGTTATTAGGTCAAGTTCTAACGCATCCATTTCAGCTTTTCCTTCGCCTTTTAGTGCGGCACCGTTAAGTTGTGTGCTGCCTTGTGGGCTGGCGATGCTGGCAAACTTTTCACGGGCTTGTCCTAGCATTAGTTTACAATTTGCTAGGCTGTAGTCACGCAACCACTGGCTTGCCTGCGGGTCTTGTAATAGATTAAAATCAGGACGGTAATTGTACATCCACAATAACAGCTCTTCTTCTCCTCGAGGGCGTTGCATGATTGTTAATAATTTCGTAGTTCTATTAAATGTAAAATTAATGTCACTACCAAACATTTTGCCAACTTGTTTTTGATACGAAGCAAATGCATAATAAGTAGCTAGGCCACCCATGTTTGAAGATGATAACAAATAAGTGTTAGCATACGCCAGGCTAAACGGTTCAAATAATGTCCCGCCATCTCCGCCACCCGATCTACTGCCAATACTTCTACGGAATAAATGCCTAACATCCATAACTTCTTTGGGAAGTATGTATTCATTAACATCTACTTGTAGTGTTAAAAACCCATAACTTTCTTCAACGCTGTTGCTACTGCGTTGGCGGAACTTGTTTAGGGCACGATCTATAGCGGTATTATAGTGTGAAGGGTCTAACTCTACATCAATCATGCCGTCGCCCAACATGGTTTTGCAGTAGTCGATAACTTCTTGGCGTTGTTGTTCGTTGTCGGTCATACTCCTATTTATCAATAAATACATTACTATGCCAAGACTATCTCTTTATAAATCAGAAAAGGGTAACGATTTTCGCTTTTTGGATCGTGTAATTAACGAACAATTCCAAGTGGGTGGAACCGATATTTTTATACACAAATACATAGGAACTACTTCGCCTGCACCCGGTGAAAGCACTCCTACGACACCGGATAATAGTACTAATCCTATCCCAGAATTAGGGATACAAGATGTGCTTTTTATGGAAAATCGAGATAGGAAATACGACCCCGATGTTTATGTAATGCGAGGAATATATACCATGCAAGACTTGGATTTTAATCTAAGTCAGTTTGGCCTGTTCCTGACCAATGATAATATCATGATACATTTTCACCTAGCTAATTGCGTTGATATGTTACAGCGTAAGATCATGCCCGGTGATGTTTTTGAGTTACCTCATTTAAAAGATGAATACGCATTAGATGATAGTATAGTAGCATTGAAAAGATTTTATGTAGTTACAGATGTCAGCAGACCCACTAACGGTTTTAGTCAAACATGGTATCCCCATTTATTGAGGGCTAAATGTCAGCCGCTAGTTGATAGTCAAGAATTTGCAGAAATCCTTAATCAAGAAAGTGGTGCAGGTGACGGTAGTACCCTACGAGATCTACTGAGTACCTATCAAAAGAGTATTGATATTAACAATCAGATCATAGCGCAGGCTAATCTAGATGCTCCTATAAGCGGATATGATACTAATCATATGTTTGTTATACCAACTGATGAAAACGGCCTTGTTGACTATGCCGCGGCCAGTGACGGAACCGACGATGCTAGCATGGATACTATGGATGCTAGCTTCGTCCTAAATACCCCAAATCAAAATGTCTACATTGGTGTATCAAATGGTAATAATATCCCATCGAATGGACATGCGTTTGGTTCGGGAATTACCTTTCCTAGTGCTCCTAGTACAGGACAATACTTTTTAAGAACAGATTATTTGCCCAATGCACTCTATAGATTCGATGGTAGGAGATGGGTGATATATGAGCAAGGTGTAAGAATGACTATGAATCAATTTGGTGCACAGGATGTTTCTGCGGCACCGTGGCAAGATAGTCAAATTAGACAAACACAGAAAACAAGTTTCATTAACAATAGTACTACTGCAACCGTTAATGGTCAACTGATACAAGAACGACAAGCATTAAGCAAAGTATTAAAACCTAAAGCGGATAATTAAAATGGATCACTTTTATGACGGACAAGTAAGAAGATACTTAACACAATTTATGAGGGCAATGAGTAACTTCAGTTACAAAGACGGCAGTGGCCGACTTGTACAAGTGCCCGTAATGTATGGCGATCCGTCTAGGCAAACTGCGGCATTGCTTAAGAAGAACAGCGAAAACACTATTCCAGCCGCTCCATTTATTGCCTGCTACATTAAAAGCCTAAATTATGACCAGGCTAGATTACAGGATCCTACATTCGTTAGTACAGTTAATATTAGAGAACGAGAATATGACGAAGCTACCGGAGAATATACTCAGGTACAAGGAAGAGGATATTCTGTTGAACGAATAATGCCCGCACCTTATAAACTAACATTTTCTACAGACATATGGACTACTAACACAGATCAAAAGTTACAAATTTTTGAACAGTTGGCATACTTGTTTAATCCTAGTTTAGAATTACAAACTACTGACAATTATATAGACTGGACTAGTCTAACTGTCTTGTATCTAAAAGATACTAATTGGACCAGTAGGCAAGTTCCCCAAGGAGCAAACCAAGATATTGATATTTTAAACTTGACATTTGAAACACCTATCTGGATTACTCCTCCTGCAAAAGTAAAACGAATGGGGATTATTACAAAGATTATTGCCAATGTATTTTCAAATGAAGAAGGCACTGTTAAGAGTGAATATTCTAATGCTAATTCTGTTTATGTGGGACTCGGAGATCGAGTTGCACGAACAGTAGTTACGCCCGGCGACTTTGAACTATTGGTGCTCAACAATGTAGCTAGTATTGTAAAAAATAATATATTTTCCGATGCACAAGATGTCTATATGCCCGACCATACAGTATCATGGAGAAAGTTATTAGATCTGTATCCAGGACAATTTAGGGCAGGGTTGTCTCAATTAAGATTAACAAAATCTGATGGTAATGAAGTAATCGCCTATGTTAGCCTAGACCCATTTGACGAAAGAAGAATGGTGTTAAGTATTGATACTGATACAATCCCCACTAATACCATCATAGACGGCAGGGGAACTATTGATGCTATTATTAATCCAGAAACAATCGACGGTATTCCTGCATCAGGAACTAGGTATCTGATATTAGAAGATATAAATCCTAACTATGCAGACCTTGGTGACGATGGTCCGTTACTGTGGAAGAACAGTGATACTTCGGATTTTGTTGCACATGCAAACGATATTATAGAACGGGATGGTGCAGACTGGGTTGTTGTTTTCAATTCTCAAGAGGTCACCGAGACAACTTATATAACTAACATTTATACGAACCTTCAATATAAGTGGGACGGTGAAAGCTGGAGCAAGAGTTTTGAAGGCATATACGATAAGGACGCATGGAGAATAATTCTGTAAACACGCAACAAATCATCGCTAGCGGTGGGCTGTTTCTTGCGAAGAAAACTAAGAGATTTTTGTTCTTGCTACGCACACAGGGAAGAACTGCTGGTACATGGGGACTAGTAGGCGGTCGAAAAGAACCCAGTGATGCTACACCGTTCGAAGCATTGCGTAGAGAAATAGAAGAAGAAATAGGTAAAGTTACTACCTTACAAAAGATTGTTCCCCTGGAATTATTCACTTCAAATGATCAAAACTTCCAATATAACACTTATGTCTGTATTGTTGAAGAAGAATTTATTCCCATACTAAATGAAGAACACAGCGGTTACGCATGGTGTAGTTTTGACAACTGGCCCAAGCCCTTGCATCAAGGTGTGAAGACCAGTTTTGGAAATAAAGTAATCAGAGCAAAGCTGGAATTACTTTTAGATTTATTTGACTAATTCCGGACCAAACGCCCATTGACCTAGATGTCTAAGTTCTAAACTTAGTTGAGTGTCAACTTTAATAGTGTGCCCTTGTTCAGCGATCTTCATACAGAAGTCCATATCTTCGCCAAGGTTATCTTTAGTGTGGTCGTTCCATCTAAACTCAAACCACGGTTGAGCAATTTCATCTAGTATTGCGGTCTTCATCATAAAGCATCCCATACCAATACCTTCTATAGGAACAAGATCAGGTTGTGGACTAAGACTTAGAGGATTCTGCCAGTCGCCGATCTTTTGATATGCAACACCCTTAAATGGTGGTTGGCGTTTGACATAGTTTGCAGTTACCACATCTTCTTCATGTGCCATCAATCTAGATGCGACCGTTTGTGGGAATGTCATGTCGCTGTCTAACCATAGCATATATTCAGCACCAATCTTCTGTGCTTCCATTGCAAGATTTTCTCTCTGTGTTAACAATACCGTGCTGGAGTCGTAGACCACATGAGTGTCAATTCCGTTCTGTGTATTGAATTTAACTAGCTCTATTAGACATTTACTAAATGCTGAATGAATCATGTCCCTGCAAGGAACAAGTACTGCTAGTTTTTTCTTTTTAATAGCCCATTTGCTACTGTTAAAAACACTTTTTGTCATGCACCCGCCACATCTTTACTTAGGGTCTCTCCCTGAATAACTAATTCTTGTACAGAATTAATAATATCCTGGCTTCGTTTTGCGGCTAGTATAAAATCGTCGGGCGATAATTTACACATGTCAGTCATTGTTTCGATGCTAAGTGCATCATTACACAGAGTTTCTAGAGCTCCCCGGCGAGCGATGGATTCGATGAAGTGGTGGTGTGCGGCCTCTTCGCTATCTGATAACAGCTCCTCACATTCAGCCTGATCCAGTTCCGTTGATAAATCTTCTAGGAGTTCTAGTTCGCTAGCTTCTATTAATGTTTTTTCGGAAATGGCTCGAAGTCGCTCAATTCTTTTTAAGAATTTTAATAGCGTGATAGGATTACTAGTTCTATCGTGCCACACTATGTTGTCTAATTCCCAACGAGTATATCCGGGTGGTGCGATGCTGATCAGTTTCTTTATATCTAATTTATTTTTCTTCATTAATCAACCTATATTAAGAGTAAGTATACGGAGTAGTTTTACCACCAAAAGTAGAACTAAAACTAATTTGGGCACTTGCAATTTTACCGCCATAACTAACACCAAGTGTTGCGCTAAGACGGATGTTTAGACCACCGGTAGGAGCAGTGTTTGTATATGCTTGATTCACGCCTCCCATTTTTATCGCTGATCCCGTTGCTGGTAAAACTGACACTTATAGTCCCCTGATATTTATTGACCAAATTTTTCGTAAGTTGAAAATATGAAATATGTAACTTCTATTTATTGGTTGGTTAACCATGCATATTTTCTTTGGAAAAATGTTAGCAACATCGAGACATAATAATCTCGATGTTGCTAGTTGAAATGGATTAAATTTAGCCATGTGTTCCTTTTCGCTGGTATCTAGCTTAAGGTCTAGGCTTAATGTTATCTATTTGGGCCGTTAATGCAGTTATCTTATTTGATAATGTATCAATTGTTTTCTGTTGCTCTTTTATTGCTTCAATCAATAGCGGCACAATCTTTTCGTATTGTACAGTCTTATAATTTTCGCCACTCTTACTACTGCCACTCTCGTCAATGTCAAACGGTGCAAGGCGAACTGCTTCTGGTAGTACTGCTTCAATTTCATCAGCAAATACACCAACTAATTTCTTAGTTCGGTCATACCCGTAACTTTCAGCAACAGCATTTGGAGTGTAAGTAATACCACTTAATGATAACACTTTTACTAGAGCATTGTCAATTACTTGCACATTTTCTTTTAGCCTACGATCAGAATAATATGCTGTAATCTCATTGGTTGCTCGAATTTCACCAGCTGTAGCACTGGCTGCTGTTCCAACTCCTAGACTGTTAAATTGTACGTTACTTGATGTGGCAACCGCTTGGCCAATACTAATCGTAACCGCGCCGGTAGCACCAGAAACACTAACACCTGTACCTGCCACTGCACTTGTTACACCGGTATTAGTAATAGTGACTGCACCGGTTGCTCCCGACACGCTAATTGCTGTACCTGCCACTGCACTTGTTACACCGGCATTGGTCCAAGTAACCGCCGCCGATCCATTGAATGCTGTTCCTGATAATCCAGTTCCAGCAGTTAACGAGTTAGCAACACTACCAGCACCACCACTTGCACTATCAGCGATGACAGCACGACCTACATATATACTTGCTGTGTTTGTATATACAGGAGAACTTGCGCCAGCACTTACTAAAAGTTGTCCTGCTGTACCGTATGCTGTACCACCTGCACCAAAACTTATACCACCGCCGGAGGTAATTCGTAGTCGTTCGTTGCCGCTGTTCGTTAAAAATCTAATAAAATTACCTGGTGTATCAAAAACTATTGAATTATTAACACCGTGATCGCCGAGGTAAAGACTAGTTCCGTAGTTAGAAATTTCTAATCTTGAGCCTCCTACAGACCCATCCATCTGACATATCACATTAGTAGTAGCAGCAACATGTAATTTATATGCTGGGGTAATTCCAAGACCAACATTGCCAGTACTTGGATTAATAACAAAACTACTTGTGGTGTAAACACTTTCAGCAGTAGCACTGGCATTATTACTATCAACAAATGTTGGAAAGTAATTTGCACTGGCTGTTTGTATTGCGGTGTTAACTTGACTTGATCCACCACTTGCACTATCAGCGATGACAGCTCGGTTAACATACATACTAGCAGTTGTTGTCCAGGTAGGAGCACCTGCAAAGTTGGCCTGTAGGAAGTTACCTGTGGTAGCTGTACTTATAAACGCAGTGGTACTTGCGGCTGATTGATATACTAACTGCCCGGCAGTACCTGCACGAACACTAGTTGCGATAGCCGCATTAGCCACATAGATATTTGCAGTGGTTGTCCAGGCAGGTGCTCCATTGGTCGTTGCTTGCCAGAACTGGCCAGTTGTACCTGAGCTGGCAAATAATGTTGTACTTGGCGCTGACTGATATGGAATTTGCCACGCATTACCACCGGCTAAGTTCGTAGCGGTTGCAGATCCACCACTTGCACTATCAGCGATGACAGCACGACCTACATATATACTTGCTGTGTTTGTATATACAGGAGCACTTGCGCCAGCACTTACTAAAAGTTGTCCTGCTGTACCTGG